GACCGAAGTCCCTGAGTGCCGTCGCGGCAATATCGCCGACGTAGCGGCGTGGTTCGGTGTCGTCAACACGACAGTCCGCGCATGGATCGCCAAGGGCATGCCCTATCTCGTCCGTGGCGAGCGCGGCCAGCCTTGGGTCTTCGACCTGCTCGCTGTCGCTCTTTGGCGCTACGACATCGACCGTGAGGCGTCCGACACCAACGACCCGGAGTCACTATCGCCGAAGGAGCGCCTCGACTGGTACCGTGGCGCCAGGGAACGCTTGGCATTGGAGCGAGACCGCTGTGAGGTTATCCCTGCCGACGAGGTAGAGACGGCCTGGGTCACGTTGGTAGCGACCGCGAAGGGAAGGCTGATGGCAGTAGGTCCCCGGGTTGCGCAAGAGCTGGCGGACATCACCGAGGCTCGCGAGATCGAGCGGCGGTTGAAGGCTATCCACAAAGAAATCCTAAAGGAGCTTGCCGGTGAGGAAAGGTCTTGAGATGGAACGACAACTGGCCCTTTTCTACATGCCCCCAAATGACTCGGACATCGTTTACACTCAAGACTCTGTGGTTGTCGGGATTATTAACTGGCTGCATCCGTCGGGGAGGTGTCTTGACCCATGTTATGGGGATGGGGCGTTCCATAAACGACTCCCGCATGGCTCAGACTGGTGTGAGTTGCGCTTGGGAAAGGACTTTTTCGAGTACAACGAAAAGGTGGATTGGATTGTCGGAAACCCGCCATATTCCATCTTTGAAGACTGGCTCAGGCATAGTTTTGAAATAGCTGATGACATCGCATATATTCTTCCGACCAACAAGGTTTTTCAGCGGAATGCCATCATGCAAATGATAAACGATTGGGGAGGGATAAAGGGAATCACTGTGTACGGATCGGGTAGCGTAGTGGGGTTCCCTTTCGGATTTAGCGTCGGGACGTTTCATTTCAAAAAAGGCTGGAAAGGGACGTGCGAATTGGTTTTGCGCGGAAACAATTTATAACGACATAATACTTAACATCATCGAACAATAACCATACCTATCGCAACCGCCATCATTTCCTGTGGGCCACCCTGCGCTTGATCGCGTTCTCGCCAAGGCCCTCGCAGCTTGGCTGCCTCCGCCTGATCTGACAGTCTCGCAATGGGCCCCGGAGAACCGAGTGCTGACGAGCCGGTCAAGCGCTGAGCCTGGACGCTGGAGAAATGAGCGCTCACCGCATCTCATTTTGCCGATGGACTTGTTGAGCGAAAATAGCGATACCAGGCGCGTTGTGCTCAAGTTCAGCTCTCAGTCTGCAAAGACCGAGGCATGTCTCAATTTCATCGGCTATATCATTGACTGTGTTCCTGGGCCGATCTTGGTCATTCAGCCGAACATAGAGCCGATGGCGGAGCGCTTCTCGAAGCAACGCATCGCTCCGATGATTCAATCGGCGCCATCGCTGCGGGAAAAGGTTGGCGAGGAAGGGAAGCGAACGGCGAGCACCATACTGGAAAAGATATTTCCTGGCGGAGCGCTATTTATCGGGGGCGCAAATTCTCCGGCCGGACTCGCGTCGATGCCGATCCGCTTTTTTATCGGAGATGAGATAGACAGATGGGAAATAACAAGGGAAGGCGACGCACTGGCAATTGCTCGCGAAAGATTGGAGACGTACCGCAATAACAGGCAGGAAAAAGAGCTGCTGACATCATCTCCGACATATGATGACATCGGGATTAGCGTTGAATACGACAGATGCCTTACGCAGTACCAGCGGCATATCCGGTGTGATCATTGCGGAGAGACTCAATTCCCGAGACTCAAGCATTTCTCTCGAAACGCCGACGGCGCATTGCGCTATGTCTGCGAGCATTGCGGCGCTGAACATCCTAGTGGCGTGCAACGCAGATTAAAGCTCAGCGGTGAGTGGGTCGCAACGCGCGAAGATGGAGATGAGTCGGCCGGATTCTGGATGAATCGCTTTGCGTCGCCATTTAGCCGATGGGAAGACACCGTCAACAAATGGGATGCGGTCCAGAAGAGTCCTGCTGAAAAACAGGTCGTCGTCAATACGCACCTCGCCGAGGGATGGCAGGGTGAGGGAGATCGTGCTGATCCATCTTTGCTCGAACATCGATGCGAGGACTGTGACGCCGAGCTCCCAGATGGTGTATCCGCGATCACAATCGGCGTCGACGTTCAACAGGACCGTCTCGAGGCAGAGGTTGTCGGCTGGGGCCAGGGTCACGAGTCCTGGTCACTCGCATATGCCGTTATGCTCGCCGATCCGACTCAGCCGGAAGAATGGGAAGAGCTTGTGGAGCTATGGAAACGTCCATGGTCATATGCTGACGGCACCAAGCTCGCAGCGACTGCGCTTGCGATTGACTCAGGAAACTGGACTCGTCACGTCTACGACTGGGTGCGTCTTCAGCATCACCGCCATGTCTATCCGATCAAGGGCGCGTCCAATTTCGGAGCGGACGTTTTGGCGGGAAGCGCGATGGATCGCAAGCGGCGCATACCGAAGCGAATGCGCGACGGGAGGCCACCAGAGTCAATCGGCGTTGGCCAAATCAAGCTCACGATCGACAGAGCGCTCGCGAAAACCCGACCTGGTCCGTGGTATTGCCATTTCCCGACGGGCCGCGGCCGCGAGTATTTCGACCAACTGACCGGCGAGCGCTTGATGCCCGTTAAGACTCGGTCAGGCCGCGTACAGATGGAATGGCAACAGGTCCATGAGGCGGTCGAGGCGCGCGATTGTCGCGTCTACGCCTACGCTGCGCTATTGCTATCCGGTGCCAACCTGGAGCGCAAAAAACAGACGGCTCCTGTCCAGAAACCACCGCCAAGACAGCCTCCGAAACAACGCTACCGCCCGGGAGAATGGTGATTCATGCCGAAAATCCGCGAGATTGAGTACCTCGGTCTGACCTGGCGCCTGTCCGATTTGGCGCGCGATCATGGCATCCTGCCGCAGACATTGGCCAGCCGCCTGGCTCGTGACATGCCCGTTGGCATGGCCCTGCAGATGCCGATCAGGAGCCGTAGCTCAGCAGGTCGCCGAGGATATCTGGCATCATGCTGGAGAGATGAATGATTTCGTCATGCCCATAAAACCAGAAAACAGGAACCGATACCCGAAGGACTGGAAGCTTAGGAGCCGGTTCGTGCGTTTCTATCGTGCCCGCAACCGCTGCGAGTGGTGCGGCGCGCAGAACTACAAACCACATCCGATCACCGGTAGCAAGGTTGTTTTGACGGTGGCTCACATCTACGACGACCGGCCGGAGGCGTCGAGCCTCCTGAACCTGGCAGCGCTATGCCAGCGATGCCACAACCGCCACGACGCGCCAGATCGGCAGCGGCGGAGGAAAGAGCGAACTGAGCGAGAAAGCGGGCAACGTGCCCTCCCGCTCTAAATTTTTCTCCTTTTCACTTGACTTTTTTTATTTCTCTGCTTTGGTATGCGGCATGTCCGCCGCTGTCCCGACGTCCGAGCCGCTGTTCCTAACTGTCGGGGACACATGGACATGGACGCGCAGCTTCCCTGACTGTCCAGCGAGCGCCGGCTGGGAGCTCTCCTACGCGCTGACGACATCCGGCACGCGCATTCTGATCACCGCTGCGGCGGATGGGGATGATCACCTGGTGAGCGTGGCCGCGGCCACCACCGCCGCCTACACGTCCGGTGACTATAGCTGGCAGGCCTATGTGACGCTCGGCGTCGAGCGCTACATGGTGGACAGCGGGCGGGTCACGGTGAGGCCGAATCTCGCCGCGGAAAGCACCGGTTATGACTCGCGCAGTGCCGCCGCAAAGGCGTTGATCGCAATCGAGACCTTTCTCGCCACCGGCGACCCGACGGCTGCGGAGGTGCAGATCGAAGGGCGGGCACTCAAGCTTTTCCCTATTCTCGACCTGCACCGGCTGCGCTATCGGCTGCAGGCGGAGGTGGCCAATGAGCAGGCCGCCGCGCGCGCGAAAGAGCTCGGGCTCGACCCGCGCCGCTACAAAATCCGGCTCATGGTGGACTGATGGCCAAGCGCAAGCACAAGGCCAAGGCCAAGCGCATCGCCCGCTCCCAGGCTCTGGCCATGCGCAGCTACGATGGAGCTCGCAGCTCGCGTCTGATCCCAGAGAACGCCGTCACCACCACCAGCGCGGACACCGAGCTCGCGCTTGGGCTCGCCGCCCTGCGCAACCGCTGCCGCGCCTTGGTGCGAAATAACGCCTACGCCAAACGCGCGCGCTGGCTGGTGGAAAACAATGTGGTTGGCTCCGGGATCGGATTGCAGGGGGCAGTGGCCTTCCGCAACGGGCGATTGCGCACCACCGTCAACGATGACATCGAGGCCCTGTGGCGCGCCTGGTCCCAGGCTGACCAATGCCATATCGCTGGGCGGCTGCACTTTGACGACATGGAGCGGCTCCTGATCGGAGAAGTGTTCGAGGCGGGTGAGGTCTTCATTCGGATTCACCGCCGCCCCTTCGGCGCTTCCCTGGTGCCGCTCGCTTTGGAGGTAATCGAGGCGGAGCGCATCGCCGACGACTACCAGATTCCCGCGGTCGAGCCCGGCCACGTGGTGCGCCTCGGCGTCGAGCAGGACGCATGGGGGCGCCCCGCGGCCTATTGGGTGAACACACTCTACCCTGGCGAGACTCGCTACGACTGGAACGCCGGGGCGCATCTTGAGCGCGTGCCAGCGGCGGACATGTTCCATCTGCACCTCATCGACCGCTGGCCGCAGTCGCGTGGGGAGCCCTGGCTGCATGCGGTGATCCGCAAGCTGCAGGACATCGTTGGCTATACCCAAGCCGAGATCCTCGCCGCACGCGCCGCCGCCATGTACGTCGGCTTCATCAAGAGCGAAGAGGCGCCGGTTCCGACTGACCCTGACAACCCGCAGGAAATCGAGGTCGCCCCCGGGGAAATCTGGCGCCTTAAGCCTGGCGAATCGTTCGATGACTGGAGTCCGAATCGTCCCAACTCCCAGGCCGACCCCTTCATCCGACTGATGCTGCGCGAGGTGGCTGCCGGCGCTGGCGCGAGCTATGAGAGTCTCTCGCGCGACTACAGCCAGAGCAATTACTCCAGCTCGCGCCTCTCGCTGCTGGACGACCGCGACCATTGGAGGATGTTGCAGCAATGGCTCATCCGCGCATTCCGCGAGCCGTTGCATCGCATGTGGCTCACGGCTGCTGCCACGTTCGGCGCCCTCTCCGCCGAGCATCTGGCTTTACTGCGATCCGACCAGGAACGCTACCTCGCCGTCCGCTTCAAACCGAGGGGTTGGGGCTGGGTGGACCCGACGAAAGAGGTGGCGGCGTACAAGGAGGCGGAGCTGGCTGGCTATGTGACCAAGACGGATGTGATTGCCGCGACGGCCGGCGGGCAGGACATCGAGGACGTGCTCAAGACTCGCCGCCGAGAGCTGGACCTGCTCGAAGAGCTTGGACTGAACACCGACACCACCGCAGCCGCCGATACACCCGAGCCAGGGCCCGGCGGTGGTGAACCTGCAGCAGACCCGAATGCCGACCCCAACGCTGGCTCCTCGGACCAGAGCAACGTTCGGCGGTTGGCGTGTCGATGAAGGTAGTTGGATTGAACCGCAGAGACGCGGAACGCGCAGAGCAATTCGAGCAGGAGGTTTGTTCCCATTGTGGAAAAAATGGGGCTTTGACGCTTTCCAATATCGGGGAATACGTGTGGCGATGTCCAAGCGGTGGCTATTCTTGGGTGACCGTAGGGAGTGTCATGGACGTGGCAAACGAGCTTGTCTGGGCGAATCGGAAACCTGAAGAAATCGATTGGTGATCAACCTATGAGCGACTGCGAGACACTTTTGCGCGAGCTGCGCTTCGAGGATCATACCAGAGAGGCTACCTTCGACCGGGCCACGGTCGACACGGAGGCACGCACGGTCGATCTCGCGTTCTCCTCCGAGGCGCCCTACAAGCGCTGGTGGGGCACCGAGGTGCTCTCCCATGAGGCCGATGCGGTGAACATGGAGCGCCTGAACGGCGGGGCAAATCTGCTGGTGAACCACGACTGGGACAACTACGTAGGCGTGGTGGACAGTGCCCGCATCGACGGAGACCGCCGCGGGCGGGCCACCGTGCGCTTCGGCTCCGGGGCGCGCGCCCAGGAGGTGTGGCAGGACGTGCAGGACGGCATTCTGCGCAGTGTCTCGATCGGTTACAAGATCGAGGACATGGTCCTGCAGCGCGACAGTGAAGACACCGGAGAGAAATACCTCGTCACCAAGTGGACCCCCTATGAGATTTCTCTTGTGACCGTCCCAGCTGATCAATCAGTCGGGGTCGGCCGCAGCCAATCCCCGGCGCAACCCGCCAAGCAACAGGAAGACGATATGACCGAGAAAACCGCTCAGGCGGGCGATACCGCCGAAAACCGAAAGGCTTCCGATGTGCAGGTCGGAATCGACCATAAGGCAGCTGAGGACGCCAGAATCGACACGATCAAGCATGTCTGCAAGCAGGCAGACATCGAGGACGGCGTAGCCGCCCAATGGATCCTCGAAGGCGTCACGATCGCGCAGGCACAGCAACGCGCCATGGACGTATTGACCGAGCGCCATAAGGACTTTAAGCGGGCCGCATCCAACGTCGGTCTGTCCCGCCGGGAGATCCAGCAGTATTCGCTAAGCCGCATGATCGAAGCAGTAGCGAACAAGAACCCGAGCAAGGCCGGCCTGGAAAACGAGGTCCATCAGACCCTCCAGCAGAAGCTCAACCGTCTTCCTGGTGAAGAGACCTTCTTCCTGCCGAGTGACAAGGCTTGCGTGCTGATGCCAGTCGAGCGTGGTGCGCGCGGCCAGTCATTCATGGTCCCCGGCGAGGTCCTTTCTCGTGATCTGGCGACTGCACCGGGCTCCGCTGGCGGATACCTCATCGAGACCGCCAACCTGAGTTGGATTGACCTGCTGCGCAATCGCTCCGTGGCGCTGCGTCTCGGCGCAACGCGCCTGACCGGGCTTACGGGCAACGTTTCGATCCCGAAGCAGACCGGTGCGGCGACGGCCTACTGGGCCACTGATACGGCGAGCCTCACCGAGAGTCAGCAGACCCTTGGCCAGCTCAACCTGAGCCCGAAAAACGTCGGCGCCTATACCGAGATCAGCCGGCAGCTGCTTCTGCAGTCCAACCCGAGTGCAGAGGCTATGGTTATGGCCGACTTGGCACAGGTGGTCGGTCTTGCAGTCGATGCAGCCATTCTGGAGGGGCCCGGGGCCGCCGGTGCGCCGCTTGGCATCGCGAATGTGACCGGGGTGGGCTCCGTCAGTGGCACGTCGATGGACGCGGCCGACGTTATCGAG